CGACGTCAAACCTTGGGAGGCCGAGGGGGTCAGCCGGCGCACGTGGTACAGGCGCCATAAGGGCGCGGCGTGAGCGATGACTCGGCCAAGACCGCCTTGCAGGGCGCCGAGCTTTGGCAAAGCGAATGAGCGAAACCGTTCTCGAGCGCTGGAAGCGCACCACGCCGCATTTCACGTGCCCACGGTGCGCGGCGGTCAGCTTCAACCCGAACGATCTTCGCGAGCGCTATTGCGGCCGCTGCCGCCTGTTTTTCAGTCCGCCCGATATGCCCTCGCTGCGCGACGGCGCGCCCCGCGATCCGATCGGCGTCCATCGGGCGCGCAAACGGGCCGAGGAGGCCTTGCGGTCTAAGCCGCACGAAGCCGGCTTCGTGCGCTCTAAGCCGAGCTCCTCGAGCGACGACTCGAGCAACCCTTTTCCAACCTTTCCAACGCCCGCATCGAACGCGTTCGATCCGACGCCGGCGGCCGATCCCGCGCCCTCGACGATCGATCCCGGCGGCGGCGACTCAGGCGGCGGCGGGGCCAGTGGGGATTTCTGATGAGCGAGGATTGGGCGACCCGCACGGCCGATAAATACATTCCGCGGTTGGTCGACGACAGCGAGGCCGGGATCGCGGCCGCGCTCATGCGCCACAAGGGCAATGTGACCAACGCGGCCGACGAGCTCGGGCTCGAGAGCATGGACTTGCGCCGCATGATCCAGAAATCCGAGCGGTTGCAGGACGCCATGACCGAAGTGATCGAGCGCAGCGTCGATCGGGCGATCGGCATCATTCAAGACGGCATGGATGAGGAAAGCTATCTCGTGAAGTTCTACGCCGCCAAGGAGTTTTTGCGCACCGAGGCGGGTCGAAGGCGCGGCTTTGGCCAGCCGCAACACGCGCAAGTGGTCGAAGGGAGAGGAGGAGGCGCAACCGTTATCGTGCTCAAATGGTTAGGCGACGAGGACGCCGAGCCCAAGACAATTGAAGGGACAACACTAGGCCCGCTCGAGTAAACAGGAGTAACCAGCATGGGATTTACTTACAAAAGCTACAATTTCGTCGACAAAGATCCTATGATCGATGAAATTCGAACTATAGTCGAGAAGAGTGGCGCAAGCTACAAATGGGTCAACGGCGAAAGCGGCGTTTCGACGCAAACCATAACCAAATGGTTCGACGGCTCGACCAAGCGCCCGCAAGCCGCGACCATGAACGCCGTGTTGCGAAGCCTCGGCTACAAGCTCGGCGTGGTCGAGGATCATAAAGTCATCGTGCCGATCGACGGCCTGGCGAAAGCCAAAGCCACGCCCAACACGCCCGCGCCCTCGAGCACCCGCCACGTGGTGCAAATGGCCAAGTTCCGGCGGGGGAGGGCTTGAGCCATGAAATTCAAAATCGGCCTCACCATAAGCGCCGAAACCCTGTTCGGCCTCATCGCCAAAATGCTGCCGATCGAAGATTTGCAAGTCGAGGAAGTGCCCGAGCGCCTCGAGACCAAAGTCGAGAAAATCGCCCAACTTAGCGGGCCGAAAATTCGACATAAGCCGCCGAGGCCGCGCGGCAACCGCTACAACGGCCCGATCCTCGACGGCGGTGGCAACAAGATCGTTATGGACCTCCTGTCCGACGGCAAGGGGCACAGCGCGCGCGAGCTCAAAGGGTTGTTCGAAGCCGGCGGCTATGCCCCGAGCGGCGTCGGCTCGCGACTCGACAAACTCAGGGACGCCAAGGTCATCCACCAACCCGAATATGGCCTCTGGCAGATTGGCGAGGCGCCGCCGAAAAAGAAGGCCGCGAGCGGATGAAAAACCCGGCGCGCCATATCAGCCGCTTCAAGGTCGGCCCCTGCCTCAAGTGCGGCCGTCCGCTTACCGGCATTGGCGCGTCGGTCCCCGCCGAGCCGAAGCCCGGCGATCTCATGGTGTGCGGCTATTGCTCGCACATCATGGAATGGGCCGGCGACAAGGTCGCCGAGCTCAGCGATGAGGCGAGGAAAGCGATCGAAGGCGACCCCGACATAGAGGCGGCGCTCATTTTCGCGGCCGCCTTTCGCCAATGAACGACACCGTCATCGCCATCATCGAAGCCAACCGCCGGGCCGCCAAGAAAGGCGTATTGTCCATGTGGACGGTGTACGACAAGCCGAAGGATCATCCGACCGAGTATATCGCCCGGCGCTTCGACTGCACGGCCGAGGGCCCGGTCGCCACCCTCGACGCCTGGACCGGCTCGCTCGAGCTCATCCGCGAGACGCTCTACCAGGCCGGCTTGATCCGCATGCCGCGCAGCCCCGACGACGAGCCGCAAATCGTGGAGACATGGCTATGAGAGCGCCGCAATTCGGCCCCGGCAAGGTCAGGCCTCCCGAAAAACGGGAGAAACGGGACATTTTCGGGACAAATGTCCCGCCCGGTCCCAACCCCGAGGCCTTGAAGGGGCTTCGCGTCAAACCGTTCGCCAATATCTTCGCTTTGGTCGAAGGCCTCGGCGTGATTTCGCTGCATCAAAAGGAAGCGGACGCAAAAGCGGCGCTCGAGGGAGAAATCGAGCGCCGCCAACGCTTCAACGCCTCACACGTCCTCGACGCCAAAGACCCGATAGAGGCCCCAAAAAGTAACGACGGCGGCGGGGCCGAACAGGACGGCCCAACCCAACGTGTTATGCGTCAGCCGCCAGACCACAATCGACAGGCCGAGGCCGACGATCCCTTGGAAGAGCGCGCTTACGCCCTTCGACACGACTAGCCAAACATGGGGAGGCGCGCGCCACGCCGGCGAGCGCCGAACACGCCGAGAAGTGCAAAGCCAGCAACCAACATCGCCCAGGTCGACGGCTCGGGAGTCGAAACCGCCGTGATCGTGCCGTCGATCGCAATGTGGAGCGGCGACGAGCCGCTCACGCCCTCAACCAAGGCGAAGTAAGACCCGGCGTTGAGCACGTCGGGCGACACCGTCGCGGCTTGGCCGCCGAGGAAGTCGATAAGCGTCGCATCCTCGATGAGCGAGCCCATTGGCTGGAACGGCGACACCGGCGCGCTCGACGTGAAGGTGTTGAGCGAAATCACCCCGCCCGTGATCCGTTGGTTGCCAATTGCGCTATCGGACACCGACAGGGTGACCATCTCACGCACGGGCAAAGTGAACTCGAAAAACTGTTGAAATCCGATGCCGCTGCCTGGCGTGGCTTCGGCCGGAAGCGACAGGCTTTCGTTGAAGATCGAACCGATGTTTTCGACAGTGATTTCAGTCGCCGCGTAGGCCGGCGCGGCCAGCGCGACGACGGCGGCAAGGGTGGCGAAAGTCAGCTTGTGCATTGCAATAATTCCCCGGTTTGAGAAGCCAAGATTTACGCACGCAATCGTGACATAGGCAAGAAAGAAGGGCCGCGCGAGCGGCCCTCCACAGTTGCAGGATTAGAAACAAGAGTCAATTATTGCGGGGCCGGTTGAGGGCCCTCGCCAACAGCGACCGTCCAAGCTTGGTCGGCGGGCCGCCAGACCGCGACCACGATTTGGTCGGCGATGTCTTGCGGAGGCGGCGGGAGCTCCTCGCCCGACGGCGGGACCCAAGGATGCACCGGACCGACAGGCGGGCCGAGCTCGGGCGGCAAGCCCTGGTCGGGATGCTCGCCGCCGCCGCCTGGCGCGATCGGATGCGACGGACGCTCGCCGCCGCCCCAACCAAAGCCGGGATCAACTGGCCGGCCAGGCCGCACCGGGCCCGTGCTCGGGTAGGGAGGCCGAGAGCCAGGCGGCCGGTTGCTGACATAGGGCGGACGGCCAGGCAAACCTTGGTCCGGATACTCGCCGCCGCCTTCGCCGCCGCCGGGCAAGCCCTGGTCAGGATAGGCCGGCAACCCGTGGTCGGGATGGCCGGGATGGTAGATCGGATGGCTCGGCCGGCCGCCCTCGCCGCCAGGCAAACCCTGGTCAGGGTAATAACCCCCACCGGGCAAGCCCTGGTCGGGATGGCCGCCCTCACCGAGCGGAATAATCACAGCGTAAAACGGTCGACCCATGATGTGTTCCTCCTTGAGCCTTCGAAGGCGAATTGAGCCTTGCATGGCGTCGCGACCGCAACAAGACATTGCCGCAATTGATCTTTGAATTATTGAGGGTCTAATCCGCCCGCCTTCATGTGGCGCGTGAAGGCGCGTTCACGGCGTGTTCCCGATCGTTCCTGATTTGGTCAGGGGTCACCGCCAAAAGTGAGGGCGGGAGTCAATGCTCGAGCGCATCTTTTCCACATTCAAAGAGGGCGGCCAGGCCGACGCTTACGACCCGTCCGACCCCGACTCTTACGAGCCCTATATCCAGGCGCTTATCCGCGACAGCCGCGACTATGAGGGCTCCGTCCTCGCCGCCGCCCGCAACCAGGCGCAACTCTATTATTACGGTTATCTGCCGTCCTTAAACCCCGACGGCACGCCGTACAGCGACACCCAAATCATCGAAGACCCGCAAGCGACTTACGAGCAAATCCTCGGCCACGATCGCGAGACGGCCAACAAGTCGAGTTACGTTTCGACCGACGTTCGCGACGCCATCATGCTCATGCTGCCCTCGCTCATCCGCCTGTTCGCGGCGAGCGAAAACGTCGTCTCGCTCATCCCGCGCACGCAAGCCGACGTCGAGAACGCCCAACAGCAAACCAATTACATCAATTACGTTTTCTGGCAGGACAACCCAGGCTTTTTGACCCTTTACGGCGCCTTCAAAGACGCCATGACGGTGCGCACCGGTTACGTCAAATGGTGGACCGACGACGTCAAGGAAAAGAAGCGCAAGACCTTCATCAACCTCAACCCGCAACAGCTTTCGATGATCGCCCAAGGCGACCCGACGGCCAAGCTTGTCGAGCATGAGGACCCCGACCCGAACACCGGCCTATTCCCGCGCGTCGTGCTCGAGTTTGAAGTCGACAAGCCGATCATCAAGATTTGCGGCGTGCCGCCCGAGGAAATGCGGCTCGATCGCTTCGCCCGCTCGTTTCAAACCTCGCGCATCGTCGGCCATGAGCGCGTCGTGCCGATCGATGAAATGGTCGCCATGGGCTACGAGCGCGAGCAATGCCTGGAATATCTGACCGGCCAGGCGATGAACGAATTTACGATGGAGGCCCAACTCCGCAACGCCGGCCGCTATATGTCGACCCGCGTCGGCGACGGCGTGCTCTATGGCGAGTGGTACATCAAGGCCGACGGCGACGGCGACGGGATCGCCGAGCTCCGCTACATCTGCACCATGGGCGACGATTATCATATCGTCCATGACGAGCCGGCCAACCGGGTCAAGTTCGCCGTGTTCGGCGTCGATCCGATAAGCCATACCATCGTCGGCGACTCGATCGCCGATTACACCAAAGACATTCAGAAGATCAAAACCAACATGACCCGCGCCGTGCTCGACAGCGCGGCCGAGTCGATCAATCCAAAGACCGTCGTCAACGAGCTCAACACCGACCTCGACGACGTCCTCAACGACGACGTCGGGGCCGTGATCCGCACGCGCGGCGACGTCAACAACGCGGTCGCGTTCAACAACGTGCCGTTCCTCGGCGCGCAAATGCTGCCGTTGTTCGAACTCATGAACGACATTTTCCAGAAGCGCACCGGCTTGTCGGACGCGGCCAAGGGGCTCGACGCCAAGGCGTTGCAGAGCTCGAGCCAGATCGGCGTCGAGGCGATCATCAACGGGGCGCAGGAGCGGACCGAGCTCGTCGCCCGCGTGCTCGCCGAAACCGGCTTCAAAGACTTGTTCGTCGGCATCTACAACGAGGTTTGCGAGGCCCCCAACCAACGCCGCACGCTGCGCATCAACGGCAAGTGGAGCGATATCGACACCGGCACTTTCGACGCCAGCATGGGGGTCGAAGTCAATTCGACCCTCGGCAAGGGGTCGGACACCGTTCGCATGATGACGCTGACCCAAATCAAGCAAGACCAACAGATGATTATGCAGCAATTCGGGGTCACCAATCCCGTGTGCGGCATCACCGAATATCTCAACACGATTTCGGACATGCTCGAGATCGCGAACATCAAAAATGTTGGCCGCTATTTCAAGACGCCCGACCCGGCGACGCTGCAAGCGATCGCCTCGGCGCCGAAGGAACCGGACGCCATGACGCTCGCCGCCCAGGCGCAATATCAGAAGGTCAAAGCCGACACCGCGACCGCCCTCGGGCAACAGAACCTCGCCCAACAGAAGCAACAGAACGACGAGGATTTCCGCAATCGCCAGCTTGGCGAAAAGGCCGCCAACGATCGGGCCAAAATCCAACTCGAGGCCGAGAAGCTTCACGTCTCGCATGTCGAGAACCTCGGCCGGATGGCGGCCGACATGTTCGCCTCGCAGATGGACGCCGGCGTCGCGCATCACCAGGCGCAAGTCGACGCGGCGGTCGGGCATCACCAGGCCAACGCCGACGTGCAAGCGGCGCAAATCCAGGCTGACGCGCAGCCGGCCGAGGGTTCGTGAGCCTCGAGCTTATCGAGCGCGAAATCCAAGTCGGCTATCGGCCGCGCTCCTTCTTCAAGCCGCTGCACAACAGCGATAAGCGATGGATTTTCGAGTGCTGCCATCGCCGCGCCGGCAAGACGGTGGCGATCGCCAACCATCTGATACGCGCCGCGAGTCGCAACCCGCGCAAATGGCCGCCGCCGCGCTACGGCTACGTCGGGCCCTCATTCGACCAGGCCAAAGACCTCGTTTGGGGCTACCTCAAGCAATATACCGAGAACATTCCCGGCGTGATCCATCTCGAGGGCGAGCTCAAAACCATCCTGCCAGGCGGCGCGTCGATCAAACTCTATGGCGGCGCCGGCGCTTACCAGCGCATGCGCGGCATGTATTTCGACGGGATCGCGCTCGACGAATATCCGCTCCTCGAGCCGACCGTGTTCGGGACCGTGGTGCGGCCGTGCCTGGCCGACTATCGCGGGTGGGCGATCGTATCGGGCACGTCGAACGGCGACGACCATTTCAACCAGTTAAAGCTCAAGGCCGAGGACGATCCCGAGCGTTGGGACGTGTTCATCATTCCGCTCTCGTCAACCGGCGAGGAGGCGCTCGCCTATTCCGAACAGGAAGAGCTCACCAAGGATATGACGCCCGAGGAATACGCTCGGGAAATGGAGTGCTCTTTCGACGCCCCGGTCGAAGGCGCGTATTACGCCGAAATCCTCAATCAACTGGCCACCCAAGGGCGCATTACCAAAGTCTCGGTCGACCTCTCGCAACCCGTCATCACCGCGTGGGACCTTGGTATCCATGACTATACGTGCATTTGGCTCTATCAAGTCGCCGGCCGCGAAGTGCACTTCATCGATTACATTCAGGACAACAACAAAGACTTAGGCCATTATACCGATTTACTGAGGTTGAAGGCCAAGGTCGGCGGCTACAAGTTCAAGGCCCATTGTCTGCCGCACGACGTCGAGGCGCGCGAGCTCCAAACCGGCCAGAGTCGGCGCGCCTTCCTCGAGGACGCCCTCGACGAGGTCATCCTCACCGCCCCGATGGCCTCGCCCGAGGACGGGATATCCGCCTCGAGGGGCTTGCTCGGCGTGTCATGGTTCGACGCCGTCG